CTGGTTGATGCTGCAACAGCTTGTCCTGCTGAAAGACTAGCGTTGGCTTCACTTGTAGCAGCGTTAACTTCACTAGTGGCGGCTTCAGTGGCGCTTTGAGCAGATGATGTTGAGCTGCTTGCTGCGCTTGTTGCACTTGAAGCTGCGGAGGCAGCACTTAAGCTGGCTTCCCCGGAACTAGTAGCTGCCGACCCAGCACTTGAAGCCGCTGCAATGGCACTAGCAGCACTATTGTCAGCACCAGTAACAGCAGTTAAAGAGTATTGCTGAGCAGAAACAGATGCAGATGTAGCACTTATGTCGGATGAGGCAGCACTTGAAGCACTTATCGCTGCCGCAGCTTCACTAGCTAGAGCACTTAACTCGCTATTATAAGCAGCAACGGCATGAGTCTCTGCTTCAAACTTACTTTGGCTTGCAAGGGCACTAGCGTCTAAAGACTCAAGAGCACTTGTAGCAGCAGCAGTTGCGCTTGCAGCAGATTCAGTGGCGCTTGTGGCAGACTCAGTGGCGCTTGTAGCAGCCTCAGTTGCACTAGTAGCCGCATTGGTTGCACTAGTGGCCGCAGCATTCTCTGAGTTAAGAGCAGCTACTTGAGAGGCTTGAGCTGCATTAGCAGCAGCCACGGCTGCATTGTTAGCGGTGATTGCTTCAGGTGAGCCGTTCTCTCCAAAAGATCCACCTAATGACGAATCATCTGTAATTACTAGGTTCGTTGTAGGATCTGGCCCTACAGGGTTTGTGGGTATGACTTGAACTTGATCATCCCCGGAACCTCCAAAAGATCCACCAAGGGCGCTATCATCTGTTATATCTGACATACTGCCTCCTTAGATTAATCCCCTTGCATCAAAACTAACATGAGCTTGACCAGCGGAGAGTTTACGTTTCTTCTCTTCGTTGTTTAACTCTTGTACAGCTTCTGCAAAGCGAGCTTTATATTTCTCTGATTGTTGATCTTCTTGTAAGTAATCGAAGCAACGATGCAAAGCACCAAACAGTAGTACACGCTCATTTTGATCTTTCAACCAATTGCCAATCTCTGCGACATACCTGACATACTCACCTTCAATCTCTTGATAGGTTCTCTTTTCCAAAACTGTAAGTGCTTCATACTCAACCTCAGTCTTCACCTCATAGGTGTTACTGTCAGCTTGAGCCTCAGCAAGTGTAACCGTAGCGGGTATGGTCTTACGTGCATCTAGGGCAGCGAGTCTACGATAGTAGAACAACTCAATTGTATCGCCTTCTTTAACTAGTTGACCAGCAACTATAATGTTTGATCCCTTACGAGTAAAGTATCCACTGTTGTGCGTGTTATCGTTATAGTCATAGAAAGTCTTAGTGTCTACAGTTTCATTATATACAGTGTCTTGATAAGCACTGTGGTTCTGAACACTAGGTGTGTCAGATGCCAGTATGATTGCGTAGTTGTTTTGGTTAACGGCAGTAACCGTTACACCACCAACAGTAGAACCTATCTCTGGTCTATTAATAGTTCCCATAGATCTCAATACAATGAAAGAGATTGTATCATGGGGGACTGCAAAACTAGCGTTTGCAACATCAGGATTAGTATCATTGCTATCAAACTTAGCATCTTTAATATTGTTACTAACAGCTACTGTGTAAACACCTTCAGATGCTTTTACGCAGTAGGTTAGGGCTGTATCCTTTCGGATAACATAGTACCGGGAGAACTCCAAAGGTGGGATCTCTAGGTAGCGATATGACTCATCTGCGGCATATCTTAAACTTGATTGTATAATAGAATCAGGAAGCACCGTGTCTTCACGGTTAGCCCAATCTCGTACCATTCTTACTAAATCTGTATATGTAGCCATTGGGCTTCTCCTGTTACCATTTAACTTTATTAGCCCAATATGCTGCACTCATTGGGCCTTTGCTTATGTTCTTTTGGTGACGAGCTTTAAAGCTTTTACGCTTAGCTTTCATCTTATCAGACTCACCTGATTTGGGCTTACCTGCGGTCGAGGCACCTTGCTCTCCAAACCGTATTAGCTTTTGCTTGCCACCACTAGACGCAAGGACAACATGGCTTTTAGTTGGATGACTAGGAGTTCTCTTTGGTGTATTAGTTTTCATCTTGCTCTTATCAATTCTCTCAGCCATAGTTGCCTCCTAGTATGACATTAATGCTGGATACTCTGACTTCATTATTGCAATAACCTTACGAACTGCTGTGGGGTCGTGCATGAAGTTTGCATCGTGTACATCAATCTTGTATTTAGTTAAAATATCTAAAGCTACGATATCAGGAATAGTACATGCCTTCTTGTACCCAATGTCTTTACGCCCTATACGGGTTCCTTCTCGATCAGCTTTAGCTTGCGCTATAAAAGGTGCAGCGTCTTGATGAATCTGGAAATCACCTGTGTCTGTATCAATACCACCTGTCATTCCACCTGCGGTATTAATACCATAGTATTTAGAATCCATTAGTCCCACCTCTTATATCTTAATTAGTTATCGCTACAAAGCGACCAGTCTTACCAATAACACCCAACACTGGGTTAACAATAACAAAGTCAATGCTACCCTTAATAAAGCGTCCTGATGTTAGTTCATAACCACCACCTGTTGCGTCTGCGGTTACCCACACGCAGTCCTCAGCAGGGAGGTTGTATTGTGTTCCAGCTGTGAAGCCATTAGCTGTTGTTCCAATTGTACCTTTAATTACCATCATAATTACTTATCTCCTAAAGCAATAATAAAAAAAAGGGGGAGAAGCCCTAAAGCAACTCCCCCCATAGATGTTACTCTAAAGTCTTACTTAAGACCGTAGATAGCACCACAACCCAATGGGTTCTTAACTTCAAACGTGTTCTCTTCTACCAGCATACCGACAGTAGAGTCACCTTTCTGACCTACATCTACTTCGGCCAAAGGACGCAGAGATGCAACTGCAAACCACTGAGGATCATATACAAGTGCACATGAATCAGAGTAGTCATTAGCAGTACCAACAGTGCCAGTCTGGAGACCCATGATGTAGTTTGGAACTACCATCAGATCACCAAAGTCAGACATGTAGATATCAACAGACTGACGTAACTTGCCATCTGCATCAATGTTACGCTGAACACCAGTGTCACCAACCATCAGGTCAGAGAAGTCACGGCGAAGCTTAGGAGACAACATGATCTTAGTTGCCTTACCGCCTTGCTCGTAAATCTTCTGCATGGTGCCATCAATGTCAGTCAGGCTCAGTGCTGAACGAGAAGCATCAGCAAGCAAAGTAGGAGCGTGAGTGCCCTTACCAGCGTTAGCGCCAATAGCAGTACCAGAAGCAAAAGTACAAGTCTTCTCGTCATTTACGTATGACTGGAAGCCACCCATGGTACGAGTACCTGAGCCGTTAGCAACCTGATAGCCATTTACCAGATCGTGCTCGATGTCACGGCGAAGCTCAGTACCACGCTTCTTTAACTGGTATGCGTACTCATCAGCAACGCCAGCCTGATCTACTGCACGGCGGGTGCCGGATACAGCGATAGTCTTACCGTTGATCTGAGTGTAGTTACCCAAGCGAGTGCGTGATGGGCCAACAGGGTTGAACGCAGCACCGCCTTCAGTTTGAGAAGCACCGGGCTGTGCGTAGTCAGCACCGTCAACCAGCTTAGAGTTGCCGGGTGCAGCTAGCTCGTCAGTCTGCCATTCGTGGTAGATTGCAGTAGCTTTGCTCTTGCCGATAGACGACAGGAAAGGAGTCTCATCACGAGTGATAAGGGAGATGAAGTTAGCAAGGTCTTCACGTTGTGAAACATTGCTGTTACTAGTTCCAGAGGCAACGCCTCCAGCTGGGCCTGTGGTAGCTCGACCGCCAATTGTAGCCATAATAGTATTCCTTATATTTAATTAGAGTTTCAGAGAGTTTGCTGCATAATCCCGCAGAAAAGCCATCTGGTCATCAGAGGAAGCATCTTCACGGAAGGCTCTTGCCTTCGTCATCTTGGATGCGTCCTGCTTCTGACGATTGGGTGACTTCGCCTTTTTGGTAGGCACTGCTTTCTTTGAAGGAGCAGCCTTACGTTTGGCTTGGCCTTTAGTGACACCTTGCTTTAACACACGGTAATCATTCAATAGCCGAACAATGTTAGGATCAACAATAGAATCTACAAGCTCTTCAGATACACCCTCACCTACGGCAAAGTTACGTATCTCAGCAGCTATCTCAGCATTAAACCCGGGCAACTGTGCTTCAATGTTATCATTAAAGTAAGTTAGTTGTTCTTCCCAGAGTTGTTCCTGAACAGATTGTTGTTGTACTTTCAGTTGTTCTTGTAAGCCTTCACGCTGCTTGCGAGCATTCCAGTATCTTTTCTGGACTTGTTCACGTTGATCCTTCAGTTCGCTTACCTCGTAAGTATCACCATCAGCACGAGCCTTATCAATCTTAGCCTCGATGTCATGGTATTCCTTAGCAAGGTTTTGTTCAGTTCCTACTAGAATTGCAGCAGAAGCGTTACCAAGTTCTTGCACTTCAGCGAGGGCTTGTGCCCGTTCGTCTTCAAGTGCTTTCTTAGCTTCGCCTAGTTCACGACCCTTTTTACTAAGTGAGCTGTCAGTCTGATAGCCTTTCAGGAGATCCGCAAAGGATACATCCAGTTCTTCACCATCAATCTTAACACGGACTTTAGCGTCCAGATCTAAATCGTCAGCAGTGAATACATCAGTCTCTTGGGTAGAATCCTCTTCGGAATCATCCTCATCTTCTGTTTCTTCTGCGTCTTCTCCATCTCCCTCTTCAGTAACGGTTTCATCAGACTCTTCAGGGTCTTCTACTTCATCTGATTCCACCGGGTCAACCTCTGGAACTTCCTCATTAGGTAGCGAAGCTTCGTTCTCAAGGAAATCTGAGTTACTTAGCACGGCATCTAGGAGGCTCTGTTCGGTCTGACCGTTATCGGACATCTGCACATTGTCATCCATAGTGGGTAGAGTAGTGTTGTCTGTCATATTTAATTCCTCTTCTATTTAGCAACAGCTTTCTTAGCTGCTACCTTTTGCGTAGTTGGTTTAGTTACTGGTACTAGGTTAGCTTCATAACGATCCTTGAGAGCATATAGGCTCACCAAGTTGTTTGAGTTTAACTTACATTTACCTGCACTACGCATTGAATCATATTCTAATAACCCAATCATCCCTACTACATTCTCTAGCAGGGTTTCATAATTAATCGCTCTACTGTCCATCGTCCTCGACCTCTCTTTCTAAGTGTGGTATGTTCTTTCCGTACATCTCGTATTGTGCTAGCTTGGACTTAACGTCCCCCAAGGATAAGACACAGGAGTAAATAAACTCTCTGGTCTTATTCTCATGGGGTTCCGTATTGAGGAACTGAAGGTAGTAATCTACCATCAACTCCCCATAAGCCCCTGTGAAAAACTCTTCACGCTCTCTTGAAGCGAACTGGGCATTCACTAGGGCTTGTTTAGCTAGGACATCTGGATGTACATTCTTCAACCGCTTCTCGGCTGTCTGCTTGTACTTATTCATCCTGTTCCTCTTATTAGATTGGTAATTGACCTTCCATCATAGCCATCATGTCTTGTTCAGACATCTGGCCTTGTGGGGCTTGTTCCTGTGGCATAGGCTCTTCCATTGGTTGCTCAGCCCCACCACCCATAGCCTCAGAGACCATTGCTAGTATCTGAGCATACGTTGGGTGCTCAGGGATAACAGCACCTTCCTTCTGTGCTTTGATCGTTAGATCAGCCCACTCTTGGTAGTGCTTATCAATGGCTACTGCCATTTGCTTAGCGTTGTCTTGTACAGTGTTAGCACTCTGTGCATCAGTGTAACGAACATTAGCTTCTGATAGATCAACATCAGCCGCAGCCTTTCTGTTCTGAAGCCCCTGTGTCTTCTGGGCATTATCAGTTTGTGATTGGACTGCCTTAGCAGCGTTCTCTTTAAACTCGTCAGTAGTATAGTCTTCTAAGAAGTCATTACTAGATAGTCCCATTGCTTCTAACAACTTAGTCGCAAGTACCGCAGGTGACTCTGGCTTAATGATACTGCCAGCTCCAGCTGAGTTCAAGCTAGGTAAGATCTGTTGACCTACTGTTGTTAGCTTGTTGATCAGGTTAGCATTACTGTTCTCACCGATGTCCAAGATGACATCACATTCCATACGGTCTGGTAGGCTAGCACAATCCACAACCTCTGTCATGCCACCAACACAGACGTTCATCTGCTTGGTTTGCTTACGGATAGCTGAGTACACACCCTCACATAGACGCTTAAGACCTGTCTCAGCAAACCTACGGGCGATGTGTTGGATACGTTTCTGGGAAGCAGACTGCACAGCAGCCATCTTTCCTTCACTATTACCAGAGACATACAGTGTATCGTTAAGGCCTTGAGCAGCCTTAGACATACCTGTCGCTTGTTCTTTAATAATCTGTAGGTGTTGCAGTAACGGCACAGTACCAGTCGAGATAGTCTCAGGAGGTAGGGCAGCAACAGCACCTTGTGGTGATCCGTTAGTGGGGATGATCTGCTTAGGCTTCATGTTCTGCAATGCAGAGAAATCTACCACGTTTGGATCAGCTAGCTTAGGACTATAGTTAGTGAGGTACGTGTTCTCCACGAAGCCCCTTAGAATAGCCGTAGCAGCCAAAGTAGACGAACGGGTAAGGTCAGCTATGGATAGACCATAGAACTCGTAAGGGATGTCTATAGGGGACAATGAGGCTACCTGAATAAGATCACAGTCTTCTTCATGGAATACCTTGCCACCAATCATAATGAATCGCTTAAGTTCAGCAATACCATCACCATCACGGTCAACATTCATCCAGCATTCGGTTACAGACAGCTCACGGTTAGCCTCTACGGGCATACTATCACTAGCACCCTGCCAATAAGACATACCAACTGTCTGTTTACGGGCAGCAACGTCCTGACTGTACCGGGTATTACCCGACCATGCCATACCACCTAGCTCATCCCACTCATCATCACTGATATTCTCAGCAATGTCGGGCCAATACTTGCGTATCTCACTGCGTGTCATGTCTGTCTGGATACCAACGAAGTTAGCATCGTCAATAGAGGTAGCATCACGGGAAATACGGAAGTTCTCCGGGGGGATATTCTCTAATCGTACCTTAGAACGGTCTAT